TTGAAAAATTAACGTGTATTTCTTATAGGCCTGAAAATAAAATAGTACCTTTATTGACTTTTGATGTAACTCTTGAAACAGAAATTAAAATTTCTGCAAAAGTAACAAAAACAGTTAGAGATTACTTTGAACTTACCGAATCATAAGCAAAGGTAGTAGTTCAGGCATCGGTAGCAATATGTTTAGTTTTGCTTATTGGATTATTAACCGGTAAAATATATATACCATGCCAGTAGACGAAAAACAATGTCTGGAATGTGGAGAATGGTTCAGACCCGCAGAATTAAACAATTACAGCTTATGTTCTGATTGTGAAACAGATTTAGAAATTGAACGTCAACAAGTAATTGATACACAAAATTCACTTAACAATTTATAATATGAAATACTACAAAAAAGAATGGCCAACAATAGGAACAACATTTGTATATTGCATTAACGGATTGCAATTTACAGAGGTTAGATATAATGCAGAGCGAAATGTACAGGCTATTGAGACAAGAGAAGCAAGTCAAGATTTTATTGACTGCTATCATGTTGATTCAATAGAAATTGAAAAGGGAGAATTTTTATTAATCAAATCAAAAGCACAAGAGGCAATTGATAAAATTTTAGGATTATAAATTATTAAAATAAAAACAATGGAAACAAATGTAGATTGTCAAAAGTACAGGAAATCAACACATATTGCAAGCGTAGATGTTGATACTATGATTTCAGAAACTGGTAAATGTGAATTGACTATTAAGTTAGCATTTTACGACAAAGGTGTAGATGTTAGCGGAAATAAAACAGACGGATATTTTTTAAGATTTGAGGAGCCAATAAAAGATATGGTTGTAAATTCTGGGAACAGAAAAAAAATATCTGAAATGGTTCGTGCATTAAAAAATTGTACGGCTGTAGAAAGTAGGAATTTAGAAAATTGGGTAGGATTAAAAATAAATCTACTTGTAGATGAAAATGTGAAAATGATGGGTCAAAAGGTTGGCGGTATTGTAGTCGATAAAAATTATAATCAACCAGCAAAAAAAACACTATCAGATGCTAAGTCAGCGTTTAATTTAGTAAATAGTAGAAAATCATTTGAAAACTCAATGGTTGAATTTGCGGAGTTTTTGACAAATCCTGAAATTATAGAGTTGTGTAAAAAATTAGCAGTAACATATCCAAATCCTGCATTAAAATGAAAATATACGATAAAATCATACAGGGAAGCGATGAATGGAAAGAACTTCGACATGGCAAGGTCGGAGGGTCTGGAATATCAGACTTAATGAGTTATCCTGACAAATCAATTCGAAATTGTAGTGATTACTATTCGGTTTTAGCTGAACAATTAGAGGAGTTTGATCCGTTCATTGAAAATAGAATTACTTTTGAAATGCAACGTGGTAATGAATTGGAACCAGAGGCAAGAAAAGAATACGAACGAATTTATGGCCTATCAGTTCAGCAAGTTGGTTGGGTAGAAATGGATAACGTAAAGGTTGGTATAAGTCCAGATGGTATAGTTTCACCAAAACATAACATTGAAATTAAATGTCCATCGGCACATACACATATGAAGTACGTACTCAACAATAATAAATTCATAGAGACATATGCGTGGCAAATTGCACATAATTTTTATGTTATGAAAATTGAAAAATTAACGTGTATTTCTTATAGGCCTGAAAATAAAATAGTACCTTTATTGACTTTTGATGTAACTCTTGAAACAGAAATTAAAATTTCTGCAAAAGTAACAAAAACAGTTAGAGAAATGTGTGAAATGATTTCAGATAGATTAATTGAATTATTTGAATGTATTGACGAAGATATTAATAAACTAACAAAAAAAAATTATTAAAATGGAAATTAAAGGAAAAATTATCGCTATTCTACCAATGCAGACGGGCGAAGGAAAAAACGGAACATGGAAGTCTTTAGACGCTGTAATTGAAACAGACGGACAATACCCAAAGAAAGTAGTGTTTAATTTATTTGGAGATAAAATTGATACGTACCCGCTTGAAATAGGCCTATCGTGTATGTAGTTAGACAGATATGTTTTGAATTAAGTTATAGATATTTATTGAAAAAGTAATGGCATGGGGTGGGGCGAAAAAAAAACAAAAGAGGTTGAGCAAGAAAGCGAATTAAAAGAGAAAACCAAACATAAACGTGGAAGGCGAAGTGAATGTTTAATTCGAGAAACTAAAAATATTTATAGGAAAGCGTTTTGTGAAACTCAACTTTTAGACATTTTAGGAGTTGAAGATTTTAAAAATGGTTATTCCTATCACTGCATAAGTGCTGGAGATGTTGATTCTTTAAGTTATTTAAAAGTAATTCTAAGACAACAAAAATTAGATTATCTTCTATTTTCAACATGGTGCATGGCTTCCGATGATGTTATGCAGATAGAAGAGTGGTTAGAAGACGGAACACTTACAAAAATAGATGCATATTTAGGTGAGATATTCCCTAAATCATACCCTTTTGAATGGAAAAAAATTAATGAGATATTTGATAAATACCAATGTGGTACTATTTCAATTTTCAGAAATCACTCAAAAGTTTATGCAGGAATAGGTAATAAATTTGCTTTTGCGATTGAAAGCTCAGCGAATATAAATACTAATCCTAGAACCGAGCAAACTTGCATAACTATTGATGAAAATTTATACCAATTTTATAAAGAGTATTATTCAAAGATTATAAGTTTTGAAAAATGACAGAAGACCAAAAAATAGAACACGTTAGAAAAATAAAGTTAATTCTTGAAAGTGAAAAAATATTCACATTTAAGGATATATTTGTGTTTTATAAAGGGTGTTCAAAATCAACTGCTTATTTGTACGAATTGGATAAATCGGACGACTTAAAAGAGGCTTTAGAAATGAATAAGCGTAGAGGGGTTCAATCTTTAATTGATAAGTGGATTGATTCAGAGAATGCTACACTTCAAATCGCAGCATTTAAAATCATTTGTGAACCAGAAGAGAGAAAAGCAATTAGTTCTAATTATACCGACGTTACCACCGGCGGAGAAAAATTACAACATATACCACTAACACCAACCGAACTGATAAAACAACTTTCAGATATTGAGAATGATTTATGACCCTACAGGACGGAATAAGAGCTAAATACTTCAAAGACACTCTATTTGCAACTAGATACACATTTAGGCATACAGAGGGTCGTAAGTTCATTGTAGGCGAACACCATAAGCTAATAGCCGAAACACTCGACAAAGTTTTTACAGGTGAAATTCGAAGGTTAATAATTACCATCCCACCGAGATATTCAAAGACCGAAATGGCTGTTAAGACCTTTATCGCTAAAGGCATGGCAATCAATCCGAAATCTAAATTTATTCATCTTTCCTATTCTGATAATTTAGCACTCGACAATTCCGAGCGTACAAAAGATATTGTACAAGAGGAATGGTATAGAGAGCTATTTCCGAACGTTATAATCAAAAAGGACTCAAAAGCCAAAAATAAATGGCTCACTACTGAAGGTGGGGGAGTTTTCGCACGATCCACAGCAGGACAAGTGACAGGATTTGGAGCGGGTACGGTTGATGAACAAGAAGACGAGTTTTTAAAAGAAATAGGTCAAACTAGAGAGTTTTCAGGTGCTATCATAATTGACGACCCCATAAAGCCCGAAGACGCTTCAAGTGCTGTAATGCGTGACAAGGTAAACAACCGCTTTGAAACGACCATTAGAAGCCGTGTAAACAGTCGGTACACTCCTATAATCATAATCATGCAGCGCTTACATAAGCATGATTTAGTAGGATATTTACAAGAAACAGAGCCAGACACGTGGACTGTCTTATCACTACCAGCAATATCAACAGACGAAAACGGAAACGAAACACCATTATACCCATTTAAACACACCATTGAGGAACTTCACAAAATTAGGGATGCAAACCGTTTTGTGTTTGAAACTCAATATATGCAGAACCCTCAATCAATTAACGAGAAACTGTGGGCGTTCGCTTTTGATGCTAATAAAAATATTGGAGATGTAAAAGTAAACAAACAAGAACCTATTTATTTATCATTTGACTTCAATAGGAATCCCTTGTGTTGTGTCATTTCGCAACTTTACAATGATACTATCTATGTAGTTGAATCAGTTCAAATTCAGGATGCAACAATTCAAACGGTTTGCAAATATATTTTTGACAAATATGGTGAGGCGTTTTACTTAGTAACAGGCGATGCAAGTGGGAAATCACTAACAACGGTTAACACGTTGGATAATTTCGGAATCATTAAAAACTATTTCGGATTAAGTAAAAATCAAATGCAGTATTCAGGCTCAAATCCAAGACTACAAGAGAGCCGTTACTTTGTTAATAGCGTATTCGAGCAATATCCTGTTATAATGGATAAGGTTAATTGTAAGTCATTGATATTCGATTTAGAGAATGTAATTTCAGATGACGAAAATAAACCAGTCAAAGACTCAAGAAATAAAGCAGAGCAACAAGCGGACAGTTTGGATGCGTTCCGTTATTTTTTACACCGATATGCGAAAAGTATTCTAAAATAGTTGTATATTTGCCAAATGTTAGAAAAAGCACTCGAAATATCGCTAATTATAACTGCTATTCATGTATCTATGCTGGATGGTATGATATTCGATTGGTTCAGGATATGGATTAGTAACCAATTAGAAAAATGTCGCTTAGAATGGTTTAAAAAGCCCTTGTTTGATTGTTTAATTTGTATGGGTGGTATTTGGACTGTAATACTTAACGGGTTCAATATACCAACAATTTTAATAGTAATAGGAATTAACACAATAATAACATCAATTATAACTCATATTTATGATAATTAATGACCCAAAATTTAACATAGGAGACGAAGCCTATCATGTGACTAAAGAAAGTCCCAAAGGAATAATTATAGATGTTGAATATAAATTTAACTCTAATTCATTTTTATATCAGGTTGCATTTAGTTTCGATGCATCTTCAATGTGGTATTATGGGCATGAATTAACAAAACAAATGACATACTAATATGATAACTAAAATTCTAACAATCACAATCACTATCCTATTTTGTTGGGTGATTTTTCCGTACAAATGGATTACAAAGGCAGTGTTTATTCATCGAATGTCAAAAGCGAAAAAGCAGGCAAATAAAAGAGCCCAACAGACGAATGAAACGGTCTATGTAATCCAGTTGGGGAGAAAATTCTATGTAGGCATCCGCTCCGAACTAAAGAAGTTAGACAGATATGCTGCAAAGTATTTAAAGTTAACAAAAAAGGAATCAAAATTATGGGACTACAGAAATTGTATAATCTATAAAACTAAATAAGATGGAAAAAGTAATAGAAAAAGAATTTGAATTATTCTTTATAAATGAAGTTTGCAAAACATGTGTTAATAAAATAAAAGGTAGTAAATGCGTAGAATATGACGAATGTTCTGCAAATGATATTATTTTTTTCAAAGCTGGATATAAAGCTAATAATTTAAAATAATCTGATTATGACAGAAATAGCAGTACAATCAGGATTTATACTTAGGAATACTTGCAATTGTAGCGGGTGCTTAACTAAGAACTATAATAAAACAGTTGATGGCAAATTGTTTGAACTAAAGATAAGACCTACCCGTAATAATTGGGTACTTAAATTAAGAAACACCGTTATCGCAAAAGGTGGCGAATCAACATTGTTAACTAAATTAAAAGAGCATGAAGTTATTAGATAGGATATTCAAAAAGTATTTAGATACTAAAAACATATTTCCGAAATCAGAGCATATTATTGAATGGGCGTTTAATGTTGGAAGTACTGACTATTATACATACGCAGACATTTTTTCGCTACCTTATGAACGTGGATTGATGGCTGTTGCCGTTTATAACGAGCTAGATATGAGAATAGGGCGTGACTACATGGAAAAGCACACCGCAGCGATGGACGAACTGTTAAGCTCAAATACTATTGATATTTTTAAGATAAAAGTATTAAATGAACAGATTAAACAACGGATGGCACTTGTTACGGATATTGATCTGCTCTATAAAATTGCATCCGTCGTTTTCTTTGATAAGAATGAAAACCCAGCCATATATGAAGCCGACTATTGCGCTAAGAAAATAAAGCTATGGAAGGAGTCGAGAGGTGTCAAAGATTTTTTTATGCAAAAGCCAATGTTGGAGTTAATACCTTACTTGGCGAATGTAGACGTAGATTTGGACACTTATTCGGTACTGAATTACGCACTAAACGAACTACATTTGGACAAAATCCGTTTATTAGTCTCCAAAAAACAGTAGATGACTTTGAACTTTGGAAGGATATAGTGGCCAATGGAAATAAAGAAAACCTAAACGGATTGACATTTTATGATTTCCTTTTTAAACTTAATAAGGCGATAGAACGCAATAAAAAAGAGATGGCAAAGAATATGAAAAAAAATGGCTGAAAATATAATAATTAAAATAACCGCTGAAAGTGACTTATCAAAAGCAAATGCAGACTTACAAGCTCTTCAGGACAATGAAAAGGACATTGCTAATGAGATGCGGAAACAATCCGCTGAATACACTAAGCAGGTTGCAAACATACAAAACACTGTAAAAGGTAGAGAGGCGCAAATTGCAGCACTTGACAAACTTTCGGCAGCACAAAAGAAACAACAAGCAGGTCTTGAAACGGAACTTAAAAAAACTAAGGCATCGCTTCAAGACTTTAATGCTAAAATGGGGCAAGTCAATGATACAGTCGCAAAAGGGGCTGTACAAACTCCACGACTAAGAACTCAAATGATGGCTTTGAAAGATGAACTTGCTAAAATGGAAATGGCAGGCGATAACTCTTCAAAAGCATTCGTTAATCTATCGGTTAAGGCTGGTAAATTACAGGATCAAATGGGCGACACCCAGCAAACAATTAGAGTACTCTCAAGTGATACAAGGGGATTAGATACAGCGATGGGAGTTGGTCAAGGTTTAGCAGGGGCGTTCAGTGTTGCAACTAGTGCAGCCGCTTTATTAGGTGGAGAAAATGAAGACTTACAAAAAGCATTCTTCAAAGTCCAGGCAGTAATGTCAATACTTAATGGAGTGAATGAGGTTGCATTAATGCTGAATAAGAATAGCGTTGTAATGGTTAACTTACAGACTTATGCAAGTGAATCAAATACATTATCTAAAATTAAGAATTTCGGAGCAACCGCAACACAAAATGCAACAACTTTAATTCAAACAGGATTAGATAGCAAAAGTACTATTGTAAAAGGAATTGCAACGGCCGCACAATGGGCAATGAATATAGCCGTTTTGGCTTTTCCTGCTATTGCTATTGTGGCCGCTTTGGCTGCAATTGTAGGCGGTTTCTATGCTTATTCAACAAGTGCATCCGATGCACAGATAGCGCAAGATAAACTAAACAATTCAGTCGATCAATTCAATGCAAACGCAACCGAAACAGAAAGAACGCAAAACCATATAGTTGATGTTTTAAAAGCAAAAGGAGCTACAAGTGAAGAGATAAGAAAAACAGAAAAATCGTATGCAGATCAAAATTTAGCAATCGCAACAGCCGAATATGAAAGGTTATTAAGAAATGATAAAGCAACAGAAGAGCAATTAAAAGCCGCTGGAGATGCAAAAAAAGCCGCTTTGGTAACTCAACAAGATTTAACAAGACGCTATATAATTGAAGACTTAACAGCAACGACAAAAGCTAATGAAGATAAGATAAACAAACAAAAAGAGTACGACAAAGAATTTTTGTCTGAACAGAAACGACAAAACGAACTTAAAAAAGCAGAACACAAAAAGTATTTAGAAGATATTAAGAAATGGGATTATGAAAGTCAGGTACAATCAATCAGAAATGAAAAAGCACGCACCGAAGTAATCACTACAGAGATAGGTAAAATTTCAACTACTAAGGTTGCAACGGCTGCAAGTGAAACAGAACGGGCTGCAAGCATTTTAAACGCTGGCATTGAAAAAGAAAAAGAAACTACTAACGAATCAATTAATTTAGCTAAAGAAAAAGCAGACAAAGAAAAAGCAATCCAAGAGGCCGCAATTCAATTCGGGGTTGAAGTGGGTAACATGCTATTTGATTCTAAGCGTGAAAAATTAAGTCAAGAGCTTTCATATTTAGACAAATTCTATACAACCGATGCCGAAGCTGCAAAAGCAAACAGTAAATTGAAGTTGATTAGTGAAGAAGAATTATCAAAGAAGAAGCTAGAAATTAAGATTAAACAGGCCAAAATAGATAAAGAACAGGCATTGTTTAATATCGCAATTGGTACAGCTCAAAATATAATTGGGGCAAAACTTAACCCTGTATTAATTGGGTTGGCTATTGCGTTGGGATTGGCTCAAACTGTTGCGGTAGCTTCAAGACCGCTTCCAAAATACGCTAAAGGTCGTAAAGGTGGGGGCGCAGAACGTGCCGAAATATCTGAGGCAGGGGGTGAATTTGTTTACTACCCTAATAGGTCAATAGTTGACCTCCCTCGTGGTGCTAGTGTTATTCCTGCATGGAAAAGTAAGAACTTATCTTTAGCTACTATGATGGAATATGGCGCAATGCCTAATATTGGTGAGTTTGGAGGCTCTACAGGCTTTAATATCGATTATAATAAGTTAGGTAAGGCAGTAGCAGACAATGTGAACATACCTACTCAAAAACATGTTACTGTAAATGTTGATAAGCGTGGAATAAATGTACAAGACGGGCTACAATCAACTAATTATTTAAACCGAAAATACGCTTCACAATGGAATTGATATTTAGAATTAACTCAAACTATAAAGGAGATGGGGCGATTGAAGACGATCCAAAATATGTCGGTGTTTGGGATTTTGATACAATGTATTCAGATTTGGACATTGTTAAGTTAAGGTCTGACTATTACGAAGCCATTACCGGCATGTCGTACAATCAAAAATTACCAAGTTCGTATCCGAATGTTTGGAAACAGCTATTTGAAGGCACAATAATTGAGGAGCCTATAGGATTTGATAATTTTAAAACGACTATTGAAAGAGGATCGGAACATGGTATAAGTGCAGAAGTTTCAATGGATAGTTTAGAATTTTATGGCGTTGGATTTGGAGTTGTGAATACTGCTTATAATACTGATTTAGATACTCAATTGACTTTGTGGATTGGGATTAAATGCAGAGACAATAATACGGTATTTGATGAACTATATAGTGGTTTAATTGACCTTAGTACGTATGAAGAGTTGAAAGGTAATTATTGTTCATGTAGCTGCAAAGTTGGCGAAATAGGTCAAATGACAACGTTTAATAATAGGGTTGAAACTGAAATAAACCTTGTTGATGGCGTAATGAAAGATTTAGACGGTGTTGATTTGCCAACAATGCAATTAAGTAAAGAAATAAGTATACCAAGCAAAGCATTATTAAAGAAAAGCAAAAATTCAACATCTATAGACAAGACTACAACAATTGGAGTAGAGTCTATAAATTTAAGAATATTTCCAACACTTGATAATATAGATTTAAGTGAATATGTTTCTATAACTCCTACATACGATAATACAGCTTCAGGAAACGAGGTATTATATTTTCTAACAAATGAAAATTATGACAATGCTTATTTTAAATATAACTTAAATTTTAAAATTAAAAATAATGAAACAACAGGGATATATAGTGCTATTAGTGGCCAGTTAAGAATATCAACTTTAGTTGGTGGCACATATACTAATATATATTTTGGGGACGCTTTTACTGTAGATCTAAATGAAACAAAAAACATTAATTATAATGGGAGTATTCTCTTAGATCCAAATGTTCAAGTATCTATTTACATTTTCATATTTCAGGATCTTAACCATGGATTAGATTCGTCAATAGATTTTACAACTGAAAAAGACAGTGAAATATCAATAGATAGATTAGATATTTCCGACCCGTCACCATCTAGGATAGTGCTACCAATTGACGCATTTAATAGACTTTCTGAAATAAATTCAGGATTAACCGTAAAATCTGACTGGTATAATAATGTTGATGGATTTGGTGGGGGTGCGCTAAAAGGGTTAATAAATGGTTATCAATTGCGTGGATCAATTGCCATTACAAATGTTCCTACACTTTTCACAACTTCATTTAAGCAATTGTTTTTAGATTTAAAAGCTATTGATAACATCGGATGGGGTTTTGTTTACGAAATTGGAGTATTATATTTAAGGATTGAAAACTGGAAATGGTTCTATAAAAATGAAACTATACTATCAATTACTAATCCAGAAGAAATCAATAGGCAACTAGATGTTTCAAAGCTTACATCCCGTTTAAAAATTGGATATTCAAAATATGCAGCCATTGAGGATATAAATAGCATTGACGGATTCCATACAGAGCGAAATTACTCAAACGGATTAAAGGCAGTAGATAAAGAATTAAGTCAAATATCAAAACTAATTTCAGACCCTTACGCAATTGAATTTACACGTAGAAAGTACTTCGATGCAACAACAAAAGACTGGAAATATGATGAAAACACATTTATTATTGCACTAAGGAATAACGGGAGTTATGAGGTTGATTTAGGGGTTAATAATTCAGGCGATAGTATGATTTCTCCCGAAACAATGTTTAATTTTCGTATTACTCCAAAAAGAAATGCAATAAGATTTAGAGATAGTATAATCCAGGGGAACTTAACAAAGGAATTTAAACTAACATCAGGAACTGGAAATATAGAAGCCTTTGGTATTCCAAATGAAGATGTAGGATATACATATTTAGATGTAATCGGTGGAGGATCAATTGAGTCATCTCCTATATCACAAGGAGACGACCCAATTCTAAAACCAGAACTGCTAACGGTTGAATATCCTTTGTCATTTGCAGACTTTAAAACAATAAAAACAAATCCATACGGACAAATTACAGTCGATGGAGAAATCACATATTTAAAGAAAATAGAATTTTCACCACTTGAAGGAAAAGCAAAATTTGTTTTAATCCCTAAAGTTTAATATCTTTGTACAATGAATGAATTTAGCTTTGTAACATTTACGCCAACCATACCAATAGGATGTGATATTGCTATTCCAATAAATGCGCCATCTGATTTAGCTTTCTTTTATGAGACAGTTAAAACAATGGTCTATTGTGATAAACTAGGCACTGAATTGGGAGCTGCATCATATACAGCTGATGCTTCAAAAAAATATGTAATATTGAGTGGTGACTTCCCAACTGGTATAGACTGTTTTCGTTTGAAAATAACTAACATTTTGGATGTTGTTTTCTATTCCAATCTATTTAGAATATCAGAATTAACAGAAACTAGCCTGTTAAAATACTCATGCAACGAGGCGCAATTTGGGTTTGATTATGACATTGCAGATTCATTCAATCAATTAAGGCTACCTATTCGGCTTTATAATGCTCAATATCCACAAAAAGAAAACGTTTATATTGATTCGATAGGCAGTAGGCACGTTCTATATTCAAAAATTGACATTGAACAATTATTAGAAACTGAATACATCCCGCAATCATGGCACGAAAAACTAATAATTGCACTAGCACATGATAATGTTTGGATTGATGGCGTTGCAATGACAAAGTCAAATGAATACGAGATTGAATGGGATGAATATATTGATACAGATTGTGGCGATAGATTAACAAAAGGCTCTACCAAGATGCAACAAAATAAAACATACAGAAATTCAAATTGCGGATAAATGGAAATTACAGCCGATTTTATAAAAAGAGCTATTGCAGGTAAACATTACAATTACTATCAAAATGTTGCTTTAGCTGAAAAGATACGTATTCATGCCGATGGGATAATTCCAGAAGCATTAATTTTTAATCGTAGACCTAGCGAACCAGAAGAAATTAAGACCTATAGAGCTAGTATTTATGTGCCAAAAACAAAGAACCCTATTTCAAAAGTGATTAATTCACTTGAAAAAATAAGACGTTCAGAGGATTGGGAGATTGATTATGAAAAAGAAAGCATTCCGAAAACAATTGCAGAAAAGGAAACACTCGAAGCGTATTGTGAACAGAACTATCCTATTCATACGAGCTTAACAAATTGGGCGTTTAGTGAATTAATGAAACAGTATCTTTTGGATGCAAATGGAATAGTAGCGATTATTCCCGAAAATACTGAGTTAAAACCAAACGAATACATTAAACCAATTGCAACCTTTTTTGGCAGTAGCCAGGTTATTGACTTTCAACCAAACGAATATGCCGTTTTATTAAGTAATGATACATCGACTTATCGCACACCGAGCGGAAAAATAGAGCGTACAAACGGGCTAATTTACTACATAATCACAACTACTCAAGTTGTAAGATATGAACAAATTTCGAGCGGACGTGATTTGGCAGTAACTCAGGTTTACGACCACAACATAGGCAAATTACCAGCGTTTAAAGTTGGTGGTATGTATTTAAAACGGATTAACAACGAAACTATTTACGAAAGTAGAATAGCTTCAATGGTCCCAAGCTTAGACGAGGCAGCCCGTGAATACAGCGACTTACAAGCTGAAATAGTACAACATATCCACAGTGAAAAATACGCCTACACGAACACTGAATGTCCAGATTGTAATGGAACTGGAAAGCATTTGGTAAATGGTGTAAAAACTGAATGCACAAGGTGCGGTGGAACGGGGTCAATCCTCAATACATCGCCTTATGGCATGACATTGATTAAGGCTACAACAGTAGGAGAAAATGCACTACCAACCCCGCCAATTGGATATGTTCAGAAATCTAGTGAGATAGCAGTATTACAGGATACAAGGGTTCGCCAACATTTGTACGATGCACTGTCAACTCTTAACATGGAGTTTTTAGCAGAAACACCACTCAATCAAAGTGGAACTGCAAAAATGGTAGACAAAGACGAACTAAATAATTTTGTGAACTCAATAGCTGAAGACATCGTTAAGATATTGGATAATGTTTACTATTTCATTAACGAATATCGTTATATGTTTATAGTTCCGAATTATGAGTTAAGAGCTAAAATGTTGCCAAATGTAAACGTACCTACAAAGTATGATATGTTGAGCAGTAGTGTGTTATTGCAAGATTTAACGGCTGCACGAAATGCAAAAGTAAGCACTTCAATAATTAAGGAATTGGAAATAGAATATGCTAAAAAGAAATTCAATACAGAGCATGAAATAGGCAATCAAAGTGAGGCTATATTTGAACTCGATCCACTATACGGATTGAATGAAGACGAAAAAATGACACGCCTTTCCAACAACGGTATTACTGAAATTGATTATATCATTTCGTGCAACATTAATCAGTTCGTTAAGAAAGCAAATGAACGCTTCGAAAACACTACCAATGAGGACGGATTTTTTAAACAGCAGTTTGAGGTTAAATATGCCGAAATGGTAAAACTTGCAACCGAAGTACAGAACGCTAATAAAAGTAAAGCAGTAGTAATTGATACAACAAATGGCGGTTTATAATGACTGAAATAAACAACATACTTAAAGCAATTGACGATACGCAAGCCAATTTTGACGGCACGATTGATGGCGCTCAAAAACGGATGCTATCTGAGGTTCTAACACTATCTAAAGACTTAACGCTTAAAAATGGAAAAGTAGTGGCTAGTGTTGAAAATTTAAAGCTAATAAACCAAATTAAAAATAAGCTCAATAAAGCCGTTGTAAGCAAAGAGTATCTAAAAGACATTGATAAGTTAGCAAAAGGATTTGATGCTATTCAGAGCGAGCAAATGGTGTATTTTAGCACTATATCACAAGGTAAGCCGAAAGCAGAAAAATACAACCTATTAAAACAAATTGCACTCGATAACACAGTAAGTCAATTAACTGAAAGCGGAATAGATGCAAATGTAACAAGTAAAGTAAAAGACATACTACTAAAATCAATCACAAGCGGGTCGAAATACGCTGATATGGTAGGCGAGATGACTAACTTCTTATCTGATAATGAAAACGGACAAGGGGCTTTAAAACGATACTCACAAACATATGTAAATACAGCACTAAACCAATACGCTGGGCAAAATAATAAACTAATGACTGAAGACTTAGGATTGAAATGGTATGTTTACCGTGGAAGCTTAAGAGAAACAAGCCGTGAATTTTGCGTACATTTAGAAGAAAAAGAATATGTACATGAAAGTGAAATATCTGAAATTGTAAAAGGAAACATTGACGGCTTTAAGTGCGAAATTTACGACAAAACAGGATTACCAAAAGGAATGATTGACGGAACTACTGAAAGTAACTTTGAGGTCAATTGTGGAGGTTGGAACTGCAATCATAAATTAATACCAGTAATGGATAGTTATGTTCCTAAAAATTTAAGAGATAAGTTTGCAGAAAGTGCGAAAGAGCCAATTAAATACACTGATAGCCAGATTCAAAATGCAAAGAGAGAATACTATAACATGATGAAAATTCGCACATTGGCTGATTATGATGTTAGTACAATCGGACGGAATGTAGCAGAGCAAAGAATGGATTTTCACAATAAAATAGTCAGTGAAATTAATGGCGGGAATAAGGATTTAGAAAAAGAATGGAAAACATTCTTCTTAAAACAAGAAGTGAAATTAGACCAAAAAAAAGCAGAAAGCAAATCAAAATTAACGGCTAATAAAGAGGCTTCTATGGATATTTTAAAGCCGATAAAAGAAATTAAAAAGCTTGGTGATTTTGGGAAATGGTTAAACGACCCAAAAAACAAATACAGAAAAGAGTATTTTTCAAAAAAATACACAAATGAGTCGGTTTCAGAATTTTTAAAAACAATTATTTGAACAAAAAAGGGCTACCAATTAGGCAGCCTTCTTTTCATAAATCACTTATTTTTTTAAGTAGCTGTTTATCTATTGTTATTAACTCATTTAATTTCACTAAAAGAAAATTCATTTCGGTTTTCAACTTTGCAATTCTAGCCGCTTTTTTCTCTAATAAAATTAACTGCTTTTCAATCTTTGATTCTATATGATTAATTAATTCTGCTTTAATATCAACAGGCTCGATTTGTGCGTGGCTAGTAGCATGCCATGTTAAACATTCAGGGCAAAGATAAGCCCTATTTAGTTTACTCTTTGCGTGCGATTCGCTTGTTTTATTCCAGTGAGTTATCCATTCTTTGCAGTGTTTTTCAGTGCCGAACCGTTCTTTATTTGTGCTGCATTTTCTCATCTTTCCGAATGTTAGATATATGTTTGTTTATTGCTTTTTCGGCACGCTTACTAAGCTCTTTATGCATTCCATTGATGCGATCAACAAAACTATCCACTGATTCATTAGGCCGCAAAATGCCGACTAAAGCTAAATTTGTACCTCTAAAATTAGGGTTGGCAATATCACCCCTAAAATCTAAACACTCCCTCAATATGTAATTAACATTATTGAATTGATAAACCACAATACCATTTGATTCCATACTATTTTATTTTAAAAATTATTTCTACAAAGATAAATATAGTATTTCTACTATCTATTATATATTAACATAATAATTATATAGTTAATGCAAATAGTTTTATCATTAATCTAAATGTTATTATATATATTTGCAAAAAAAAATTATACACGTCTTTAAAAAAGAAACACAATGAACACAATCGGAGATTTTCTCAACAGCTTAGCGAAAAAATGCAACTTAGAACAAGATGCCGGACTTATCGGTCTGCTATCAAATTCAACTCTTGCAACTACACCAATGCCTGATGCTTTGGCTCATTCGTTTGACACCACTTTAATGTCGCTCGAAGGAGCGAAAAACAATCCCGCTGTTTTAAATCATTTCAAACCAATCGTATTAAAAGCCGTAGATGACAAATTTGCTATCTTTGCCGAAAAATACGGTATTAGTGACGAGGTGGCAGCCGAAAAATCGAGCTATAAAAAGTTTGATATTTTGCAAGCTAAATTGGATTCTTTGGAAACGAAACGTGAAAAAACAAACGACCCAACAAAAGAGGCTCAATTTACGGAGCAAATCAAAAACTTAACTGGACAATTAGCTCAACTAACAACAGCTAAAGAAACAGAAATTCAGTCATTGAAAGATGAATATGGAAACAAGTTTACCGATATGCTAGTAAGTCAAGGCCTAACATCAAAAAAGTACGCTAACAAAGACATCTCATCCGAGCTAAATGTTACAATTGCAAAAACAGTCTTACAAAAACAAATGGCTGCAAAAGGTGCAATTTTAGTAAATGAAAACGGAGTTTTGAAATTGAAACAATCCGCAAATCCAACACTCGATTATGTTGATTCTGGTTTTAAAGCCGTTTCTTATTCAGATTTTACCGATGCTATTTTAGCAGAAAATAAACTTCTCGAGATTACAGGCGTTCAACAAACGCAACAAACGCAATCCGTACCGGCAACTGTACAAATGGATGCAAAAACTCAAACAAATGTTAAGTTTGATTCCGCAATGAATGAAGCCTTAGCATCAATTAAATTATAAAAAAAATATGACACTTACAGGAATTGCACAAGCGTTGTTGACTAACATTTCGCAAATTGCGGGTATAAATGACCCTCAATACAAAATTAGTCCAGTAGGAGCTTTGAAAATGGTATTGGAAAACAATGCTGTTAAAGATGTTATTAATATGGCTGGTTTACAGTCTGGTCAAGACACGGTAATTAAGGTACGAGCCATGCAGCGTGGTTTGGAATCGGCTGTTTCCGATGTTGACGATTGTGAAACCACAATTGCACCCGCTTTTGTGGAACATGAAATAACTAAGACTTTATTCTCGAAAATTGGTATTTTCCTTTCAGATCCTTTGCTTAGAACATTTGAAGCGCAAGCCGCAGCAAATACTGCAGCCGTTGGAAATGGTGGGGCTGCAATACCTACAGTATTGTATGAATTGATTTTAACGAACGCTCAAAGTTTGATTCAATCAATTGACCGCAAAATTGTAACTGCTATTAATGGTGGCTGGGGAATAAACGCTGTAACAGGCGATGCAAATGCTCAAACTATTAATTTAGCATCAACCCCTACATCTGACGATGGCATGGTTAAGATTGTAATGGATGCTGAAGCGAACGAAGTTGTAGGCGACCTTATGATTGTAGGTAGTGGAATTATACGAGGATTTGAAGCTTTGGATAAATTGAAAACAGGAACAGACGAAGGTGGTTTTGGTGCTTTAGGTCTTAAAGTTTACAATGACCCTAAAACAGCCTCGATTTGGGGTGCAAATTCATTCGGAGTTTTTCAAAAAGGTTCTGTTGGTTTTGTAGATTGGCAGAAATACGCTGGAACTTATGGCGGTCAAAAAGGCACTTCACTATTCTTTACTATTCCAGTTCCTGCTTTATTGGCAAATGGCGAATTGACAACTATTGTATTTGACGCTCAATTACAATATAAAGATTGTCCAATTTATGCCGAAGGTGGTTCTTTAGTCGCACCTCGTGGATGGGTTCTTGAATTAAGCAAATCATTTGGAGTTTACGTTGCGCCTGCAACTATGTTTGCTGCTGGAGACCCACTTGCTGGAGTTAACGGTATCTTCAAATATATTGCAGCTAAACAAGAAACTATCTATCAAACGCAATCCGTTGCTGAAATGGTAAGTGTGACCGGTATTACAACCGATGATGTTGCTGAAACGCTTTCTTTAGCTGGTACTAACACTTGGGATTTTGCATCTCATTTGACTGTAGCCCCTGCTAATGCAACTGCCCGCAATTTGGTTCTTTACTCTAGTGCAACGCCTGCAAAAGCTACCGTTTCACAACTTGGAGTTGTGACAGGGGTAGCCGCTGGAACGTCAGTGATTACAGCCACTACCATTGATGGTGGATTTACCGTAACTGCAACAGTAACCGTAACCGCATAAGATGGATTGTCTTAACGGATATATTGGAATGTCGAGCAAGACATACATAGAGAGTACAGACCCTGACTTTGTTCATTCTGGGCTCTTTGTGGATGCTTTGCCTGACATCTCACTTAACCTTATATCTAAGTTAACCGACAGCGAGGACAACGACCTAAACGACTTGTGGTCAATGATTGAAAAACGGGCAATTCTTAAGTTTAGAACGTTTTTTATTAATGCCATTAATCAATGCTACAAAATAAATAAAGTTGATATTTGCGAGTGTATTATTTGTGAAAATGTAACTTTACTTTCTACATCACTTTGGTATCTTATGGGTGCTGAAGTGATGTTTGAAAGATATTCAAGTAGTCGTTTAAATCGTTTTACAACAATTGATAAACCAAAAGCAAAGGAGTTAAGAGATGAATTTATGGATATTTTCAACCGTGAATTAGCTGTTGCCGTTGCTGGGATTGATATTGTAGAATCACTTTGCACACCTGATGAAGGCGTTCCATGCAATAATTTTTTATCTGTACACTATACAATTATGTAAATGAAAGTAGAATCAAACATTTCTCAAGTTGTGAATATAATCTATGAAAAATTAGAAGGTATAAACATTAAAGAAATGACAGCCATACAGGCAACTACTTTAATTGCAGAAATTAAGAAACGGATTCACAAAGATGGAAAAGCTAGTGATGGCGGTCAAATTGGTAAGTACTCAAAAGATTATATTGCTGTAAGAAGTGGGATATTTAAGAATAGCGGAAAGCAAAGCAAAGGAGTTAAAACGGTCAAAGTTTCAAACGCTGGAAAAAAAACAAAAGGTGGTGATATTGGGGGTAAAAGAAAAAATTACAACCGTGGTACAGACCCGAAGGTGATTATCTCATTAACAGGTACACTCGAAAAAGATTA